TTTTGTGAAATTTGACGGACGAGATCAGGAGTTCCGCCTCGATCTCCCAATGAGCGTCGAGCACAGGGACAAGAAACCCGTGCCACCAAAGCCAGCCAGGAGATCCATAAAATCCTTGAACAGTCGCGGTGTACTGGAAGCCGCGCGCTTTGGCTTCGCTCGACCGCCACTTCGCCGCTTTCGATGGCGACGTCCCGGAAAGCCCTTTGGCGCCGCGCGCGTGCATCTTCCGCTGGGAACGGACAGAGGAATCAACAGCCACCCCCCAGTTCTTTTGCAACGGATTGGCTTGCGCAGTTTTCTCGCCCTTCTGCTTCGATTGCCACCAATCCTTGTCGTTCGTCGACTTTTGGCCGTTGACGGCCGTCGTGTTGTGGCGGTTGAGATCGGAGTTGCGATACTTCGACTTCAACACGTTGTTCGCTGGATTGTCTTCGAACGTCGACATCAACATCGCCGGCGCGCGAAGCTTCCGGTTGCGATCGATGACAAGCGAGCCCTTGCCGTCGGTGTTGAAAAGCACCTGCCGCTTTTGTGCCCAGTCGTCGAGAAACTTGAACCCGCGTTCGTCGATCGATGCCGAGATTTGTTCGCCGTGCTCGTAGGGCGGCGGTCCGATGTTGTCGATGACCGGGATATTCAGGCCCATCGCGCCGATCGTTTGCTGCGCCATCTGCTGCAGCGTGATCGGCGGTTTCAGTTTCAGTTTCGGCCCGACCGTGGAATCGATCAGATCCTGCGTCTGATCGCGGATCGTCGCGTTGATGTAATGGTTGTTGTCGTCGAGTTCGCCATCGACCTCGTGCACATAGCCGGTGATGACCGGGCGGCCGTCGATGATGACCTGCGCGAAGTCGCCGACCCGCATCGGAAGCGGGATGCCGGGAAGCTCCGACATTTTGACGTTGGCCTGCCCCGCGCACTTGTCATGCGCTTGGTCGACCGTCACCTCGACCCAGCCGGTGAACGGCGAGCCGTTGGCCGTCACAACGACGATGGCCATGATGGCACCTTTTTGGGGAAGTTCTTGCCGGTCGGCGGTCAGTCCACGCCGATCAGGATGTTGACGGCGCCGTCGAACAAGGCCGGGTTTATGCCGGCATTGAGATCGACGAGCGTGTCGGTGCGATCGTCTGCGTCGTAAAGCATGTAGGCCAGCACGGAGGCCGGAAATTGTGGAACGTCGAGCCAACCGATATTGGGAAGCTGCAGCTCTTCCTGCCGAAGCACGTCCATCGCGGCCGCCACGATCTTCGCGATGGCCGCCGCCGTGTCGGACGGTAGTGTTTCGGTCGGGATCGCTTCGTAGAGCGCCAGCAGTTGACGCTCCGCGCTCGCAACGCCATCGACCGTCGTGTACGTCGTGCCGGCCATCGCTTCAGCCATCGACGACAAGCACGCGAGTTGTATGAACGTGGCGTAGGTATAGAGCGACCGAGACCGCACTTGATAATCAAGCGTCGCCGTAAGACCCGTCGTCGGAATGGCGGCGGCCACGGCGTGCATCTGCGTTGCCTGGCTCGCAGCCTGCGCCATGCCATTGACGATATCCTGGCCTGTATAGGTGGCCGAGATATCTTCGAACGGGCCGCGGAAAAGTGCCGTCAGTTCGTTGGAAAGCATCGGAGCGCTGGTCGCATAGCGCTCGGGCGCGGAGATCAGATGTCCGGCCGCCGTCTGCACCGCTTCCACAGATCCGAATGCAGTCACGAACGTCTCGGCCACGGCCGTCACTTGCTTGGCCATGAAGGTCTCGGTCACGGCCGACATTGCCGGCGTGCCGTAGGCGTTCTGAAACAGCGTGAAGAGCTCGCCGACGAACTGAGCCGAGAGCCCCGTGACCAATGCGGCAATGGCCGACGTCCTGCCGGGAAACACGGCAGGACCGGTGACGAGAAAGCAGACTTCGAGTTCGAGAACGCCGGTTTCGCGATCTTCGCGCTTGACCCTCCAAGGCCCTTTGACCGCGCAAAACTGCGTGCCATACCACGGATGATGCAGAGTGCCCGGACCCGGTCGATTGAGGGCCGAGCGCAGCGCGCTGAAATCGGACAGCACCGAATTCCCGTGCAGCACGCACGTCATTTTGAATTCGGGCGGGATATAACCGTTATCCTCGGCGTACCGGAGCGAGGAATCCGGATAGCGGTGGTCGATCGTATTGCGGCCCTCTTCCGCGGTATCGTGCGGACAGAGAAAGCGCGCACCCCGGAATGATGCCGGGCGCAGATCGCGGAGCATCACCATCGGAGAGCCTCAAAAAGCAAAACGCCCGGAAGCGGTATGCTGCCGGGCGCGAAGAGCGACGATAGAAATTACGATGCCAGTGACCCCGATTTGTCGCAAGGGGGCTGCAATGTTTTTTTATTGTTCGCCATGCGGCGGAGTGTCGCAGTAAATTGTCTTTACGCGTGTGGTGCGAGCCCCAAGATCAACGCTACGACTGACGCGGGAGACGACGATGGAAATTGGTGTCGGAACATTGCTCTTGGGGCTGGCGGGCATCGGCGGATTGGCCTATCTCGCCATTTTGGCCATATCATTTCAAGCTCCGCCGAAGCGGCCGCGCATGATGTCGATGCGCGACGCTCCGCACGTCAAGCCGCGCGAAGGCTATGTCGATGGCGTCGTCCGCCGATGGTCGATGATGATGGGGTGCTTGGTGCTTGCGGCCATTATCGCCATTCCGCTCCTCACCATCTTCGTACCCACCGGCCGCTGATCACTTCGAAACGCGTGGCGCCGCCGGTTCAGCCATGCTTTGACCACGAGGTGCCGATGCCGCAAGCGGCATCTCACCGTTGACGTTGGCTGTGAGGCCATTGAGGCCACTGAGCGTGCCCTTCAAGGTCACCGACGCGGGCACTTTCAATTCGATCGGATCGATCGTCGAGCGGACCTGCACGTCGGCCTGAATCCTTTGGGCGGCCGCATTTCTGCCCGCTGCTGCCGCATCGGCCGCAGACGCACCGCCGCCACGCGGGCCGAAGCCGTGGAACGTCGGCGACGGTTTCGGATGATACTTTGCTTTCAATGCTTCGGCTTCCGCGATCAGATCCTGGGCGTGCCGCATCCGCTCCTGCGTCGCCAGATACGAACGCCCTTCGATCCCGATGACATCGATGCCATGATGCCTCCGGCGCGCGTTGAAACGCATGTTATCGAGCTGCGCCGAATGGCGGTCGCCGAAGCCCGCCGCTTGCGTGATGGCCTCGGCGTTTGCGCGCGCGCCGGTCTTGTTTCCAGCCGCGATGTTTTTCATCAGCGCCCAGACTTCGGACAGAACTTTCTTCACCTGATCCCAATGCTGGTAGATCTCATAACCGAGAAAGATCAGCGCTCCGGTTCCGCTGATGAGGCTGAGGGCCCGCAAAGCTCCGACTGAAGCCCAAATGCCGGCCGCCGCTCCGCCAATACCTCTCAATGCCGCCGAAATGCCGGTAATGCGGGCCAAACCCGCGATCATGGGTCCAAGCGCACTCAATGCAAGCAAAGGCATCGCTGCAACCGACAACATATTTAGAGCAGCCGCCGTCCAGCCAGCGGCTTCGAGGAGCCATGGATGCGCGTCGGTACTCGTCGTGCCATGGCCGCGTGAACCGTGCACCACCGTTTTGCCGGTAATCGCATCCATGAGTTCACCAAACTTCGATGCCAGCTGCCCGACGTGCTCGCCAAACCCGGACTCACCGACAGAGACCTTCAACCGTTCCCATGCCGTCGCGAACCTTTTCAGACCAGCTGCTCCGCCTTTGGAACCTTCGAGGCCCATCATCTCCGCTAGACCATCGACGTTTTTCAAATCTTCGATCATGGCACGCAGTTCGTTTTTGTTCGTGCCGTCGAACGCAGCCGCGATGGCTTGCGCGACTTTCTGTCCGCGGTCCCCAAACATCTTGTTGAATGCGGCGGCCCGTTGCGCTGGACTAAGTTTTGCCGCCGCCTTACCTACGACGTCGGCAAACTCTTCCGGCCCGAGCACCTTGCCATCCTTATCGGTCAGGTCGGATTTATGAAGGCCCAGAGCCTTCCAGAACGTGGCACCTTCCTTGGTCCAGTTGAGGGTCTTCGTGATCATGCGCGAGAGGCCCGATCCAGCGAACTGGCCCATACCCCGCTTGGCGAGAAAGCCGACGGCGCCGACCGTCTGTTCCTCGGTCCATCCGGCCGCGTGGGCGACGGCCGAAATCTGACCCATTTGCGACGTGATCTGGCCCATGGTGATGCCCGTCTTCTGGTGGATGCGGGCGATCGTGTCCGAGATGTGCGGGAACTTCTCGGCAAATTCTTCCGGCTTCATGCCGAAGCCTTGCGCGATCATCAAATGTGTCTTGAACGTCTCGGCCGGATCCTCGCCGGTCGCCGTCGCGATACCGAGCATCTGTCTTGCAACGACCGACCCCAAAAGCTCGCCTGACTTGGTGCGAGCACCAATCGGAACCCCGCGCTCGGCTTCGGCCATCATCACTTTGGCAATCTCGGACGGTCCGAAAATCGTTCCACGCGCAGTGTCCATTGCGCTCTTTCTCAGCGCCGCCAGTTGCACGTCATCGATCTGCCCCGCCATGGTGCCGCGGATCTTGCGGAACTCATCGTCAAAATCTGCCCACGTCTTCGTGACGTCGTTGTGCAGCATTGAGAGCGCAAACAATCCGCCCATGAATCCGACGCCGGAGCCCTTCTCTTTCGGGCCCGGGATTGCGCCGGACTTGATCAGGTTTTGCCGCGCCACGTGGCGCTCGTACATCCCCTGCTCCATCTTCTCGATGCGGTTCATCGACTTGATCTGCAGTTCGGTGAACCGCGCCGATTCCTGCGCGGCGCGGGAGTTGGCCTTCGTGAACGCACCAACGCCCTGCGCCGCCTTCTCGGCGCCGGCGGCGACGCGGTTCATCCCCGCCGCCGCTTTCGCCATCTGACCGTCGATCTCGGTCGCCGCCTTTCCCATGTTGCCGATCGACGTCTTGGCATCGGCTGCCGCTTTCGCAACACGCTCCGCAGCAGCGGAAAACGCGTCACGCAACGCGATAATGTACTCAACCGTAAATCCGGCCATGGATGATCCTCGCTCGAGGTGATTGCGTTACGAGTTGCCCCGGATGGCGCTTGCCATCCGGGACTGAAAATCGGCGTACCGTTTTGAAGCTTCGACGAGCCGCGACAGCGGCATCAGGACGGCTGCCGGTTCCTGGAGCGAGCCGGCGGAGATTGCGCAGGTGGTAATGACGAGGTCGTACCAAGCGTCTCCGTCTGGGCTCTTTTCGTCGTCGAGCGCGATCCGATAAAAAAACTTCCGAACGCCGTCAGCACGCGCTCAAGCTGCTCCATGCCGCCTTTTTCAACGATATCGCCCCACACCGCGTCATTGACGACGATGCGCTCGACGAGCGGCGTATCGGTATTGCCGATGTAGCAGAGCGACAAATGCCCGGTGAGCTGGCGCTGCACGTAATCGCAGAACTTCGAATAGCCTTCGACGCCGAGCGTCAGGCGCATCTGTTCCAGAAGATCGGGCTCGTTGTCCGCCGCGCTGGCCGCCGGCGTTTCGGCGTTCTCGTCCGGCGTTGGGATCGTCACGTCCTTGAAGAGCTTCATCAGGCCCTTCTCCGCTTCGCCGAGATAGCCGCGCATCGTGCGATAGACGTCGCGCTTCTCGTAGTTCGGCTCGCAGACGGTGATCTGGTTGGCCTGCTCGAAGGTGCCGCTGCGGGAATATTTGAAATGAAAATCGAACTCGACGGTCTTGCTGATTGCGCGTGTCATGGCTTACCCCTCTATTTTCCTGCCTGATTGAAAATAAAAACGGCGGCCCCCAGGACCGCCGTTCATTCGTGCTTGTTCGTCGCTCGGCTAAATTTTAGCCGACGTACATGCCTTCCCACTCGAGCGGGATGTTGCCGTCGCCCTTCATGTGAATGTCGGTGTCCTTGGTCAACTGCATCTGCTGGTAGGGAAACTGCCCGTCCAACTCGACGATGTTGATCGTCGAAAAGACGCCGTTGATCATGTTCGCTTTCCACTTGCGAACGAGATCGGCATTCTGCTGTGTCGATGGAATTTCCATCTTCACCTTGCCGATCAGGGTTTCCGCGTTGATGCCGGCCACGATCTGGCCGGAGCCGCCGCCCGAGGACATGAACCGGACCTTGGCATCGCCCGGAACCGTGATCGTGACCGAGTTCGGAACGATCGGGACGACGACGTCATCGATCACAACCTTCGGCGTCGAGAGCGTCTTGGTTGCATAAGTTGCTGATTGTGCCATTTCCTAAAGTGCTCCTTGCGCCGGATTAGGTGAGCGAGAACGTGTACTTCACAGTGCCGAGCATCGTTTCGAGCTGCGAGACCATCGGCACGACGAGCGTGATCGCCGCTTCGCGCGCGTTCAGATCGAGGTCGACGACCATGTTGTCTTGGATGAACTGCCGCGACTGCTGCCCCTTCTGGACGAGCGCCTGATCCATGAGATCGACGCAAAGCCCGAGGATGAAGCCGGAGATCATCTGCTTCGTCGCCATCGCGTAGTTGGCGACGGCTTCGCCCCCCGTCAGACGGTATTGGGCGAAGCGCTTGCGGCAGTTCAAAACCAGATACTCGCGGATGGCGCCGTGCGTATCGCGCCATTCCAGATACTTCCACGTATCGTCGGGATTGCCCGCAACGTCGTCGAGCCACGTCGTGACAACCGCGCCCATCACGACGCCTGTAAACGAGCGGTTCGCACCCGCCACGGTCACGCCGGCGTTCTCGAGTTCGCGCTGCTCGGCCGCCGAATAGCCCGTACCGTTGAGCGGCAAGTCGACGCCGAGCAACGGGGTGTTGAAGTAGGGGAGCGAGCACTTGTCCATGCCGCCGAACTGATCCTTCGATTCATTCGTCGCGACGATGTCGGAGATCGAGATCTGCGGTTCGTAGCGCCGCGCCCGAGCGGCGCAGAAGTTCGCCGCGAGAAGATCGGGCGCCTCTGGAAGATGCGGGCCGATCCAGCGCGTCGCGACGTTGTTCGACTTGTTCGTCATCAGGACGATTTCAGACGAGTTCATCGCCTGCGCTTCCGTCAACACCGTCGCAAAGTCGGAACTCGACCAGATGAAGGCGCGCCCTTCCTGGATATCGTTGTCGACGTTCTTGCTTGCGTCGAGAAACGTCTTCAGCCCCGTGCGCACCCAGGTCGACGGCCAGACAATGTGCTGATGGCGCATGTTGGCGATCGGATCGAAGATGCCGGTCAGGCTCGGATCGGTTGCACCTCCCGTCCATGCCGTCAGCGTCGCTGTCAGGCCGGCAACGGCCCCCTCGATGATGATCGGCCATCCGTTCGCGTGCGTGCCTTTGCTGCCCGCCGTAAACGTCACCTTGTTGTCGTTGGGATTGATGCCTTGAGCCGTGGTAAACGGCATCGAGCCGCCGAGCGCGACCTGGGCTGCAAGTTTGCCGGCGACGACGACCGCGGTATCACCCACGGCGACGTCGACCTTGAACGTATGCTGGCTCTTCGACGCGACCGAGACGAGATAGGAGCCGGCCGCGGTCGCGGTGCCTGCGAACGTGATGCTCGCGGCGGCTGCGGTCGACGATCCGGCGTCGGCGAACACGATGGCGTCCATGATCGTCCATGGATTGACGCGCCGCCACGCCTTCGCAATGAAAGCACCCATCGACGTCGGGCCGAACAAGGCATCAAGTTCCGCCGACGTGCGTGGAATGTCGGTATTCAAGCCGACGGGCGCGGAACCGGCCGCCGTCTTTTGCAGGACAAGCAGGGCTCGATTGGTTTCGAGACCGACCTTTTGGTCCGAGTTCACGATGTTGAACGTGACGCGCGGATAGGCGACTGCGGAGGATTGGGCCATGGCTTAGCGAGCCTTCATTTTCGGAGCTTCTGGGGACGCAACGGGCGGGGTGGACGTTGAGGACGAGGCTTCACCCGCAATCGCGAGAAAGCCCTTCTTGTGCGCCTCCTCCTCGAAGCGGCGACGCCAGAAGAAGTCGACCGGAATTCCATCCGCATCGACCTCGATCGTGAATGTCTCTCCTGGCCTTTTGCCGTTGAGCGCGACGCTCGACGTATTGGTGAGTGTGATTGTAGCCATTGCCCCCTCTTACGGCTGATAATCGAGATCGACCGAACCCTGCAGCGGCTGCGGCCGGCCTTGCTGAAAAATGCCCGGATCGAAAACGATTTTTGAAATCGGAACCGTGCCCTGCGGCGCGATGCTGTCGGGAATTTCGCCGTCCCAAAGCGCAGTGAGGTCCGGAACCTCGATCGATGGCGCGATGTCCTCGGGCGACAGATAGACCGTCGCCTCAAACGAGTAGTTGTGGACATAATTGGCGCGGTTGTAGAGCGATGCGCGATGCCCCGAGAGCATCGTCACAAACGGATTGGGCACCGCGAGTTCGGTGTAGGGAAGCCGCAAGCCGTTGAAGGTTCTGAGAACCGCCTTGAAGACCGGGCCCTGCGCTTTATCAATCGCTCCGACGCCACCGCCGTAGCGTTCGCAGGGCATGAGCACGTAGATCTCATAGCCGTCCATCAGCAATTGCCGGATGAAGGCGCCGGGCTGGATTTCGGCGATGGCATCCGATCGCGAACTGCGGTCGCGCGATAGCCGGGTATCGCGCCGCGGACAGATGAACATGTAGGATTGGTCGAACGGCCGCCCGAGCAGTTCTTGCGTCAGTTCATCGGCGCGCGTGACGTGGCGCAGGGCATGATCGAGATCGACAGCGCCCCAGATGCGGATGTTCGTCACGACCCTCGGATTGACGATTGCAAAAGATCGCGTGATTCCGGCTACGGGAAACGAAAGCGTCGTTTCATCGACGACGGTGGCCTTGTGCCAGCCGACGATCTGCCGTTCCATGCGCTCGATCAGCGCCGCGTCGGCCGTCGGATTGGCCGGCAGCGAGATCGGACCGGCCGGGCGCACGATCAGAGACAAGGCATCCGGCACCGCAACGAGCTGGACGCCTTGCCGGCCATCGAGGCCGATGATGTCGGTGTTCTGAAACAGCGCGACCGAATTCCATGCCAGATATTTGGACGCATCCGGCGTGGTCGAAAGCGTGTGCGGATACTGGACCGAGATCAGGACGTCACCGGGCTTGGCATGCCCGTTGGCCGCGTTGAACTGTGACCAGGCAACGATCGGGTTGGGAACGTAGGCGTCGGTCACCGATAGCGCGATTTCCTCTTCTTCTCCGTGCGGATCGGCCGTCGTGAGCGTCACAACGCCGTTCGCGACCGTCATCGACGCGACCGGCAGCGTATCGCTGAACAGATCCGTCAGGACCGGCACGCGCATGGCAGCGAGAAGAACGAGCGGCGTGATTTTCATCCCGCCCCCGCCATCGCCCGAAAGATGATCTGCTCGAGAATATTGCGGATGATGCCGTCCGAATCCTCGATCGCTTTGAGGAGGTTCGGGCGCGCGCCCATGCGATCCGTTCCCTCCTCCTGAAACCCGGCGTGCGGGCTCGTCGAATGAAACGAGATCGTGTCACCCTGCATCGTGTAATCGATCGAGTTGACGAGATTGCCGCTGTCGTTGGCCGAATACTCGCCCGGCGCCGACGCCTGATGCGCCGGGCGCGAGCCGTACGAAATCACCTTTCGCGTCGGGCCGGTTCCGAGCGTGAAAAACAGCGTGTCGTAGACGCGCCCGGACTTGGCGCCGTTCAAGATGCCTTCGCGGGCCTGCCGGACGAGCTGCTGGCCGACCATGTGTCCGGCCTCCTCCATCCCGAGGCGAATCCGCCCCGCAAGACCTTCCATGCCGTCGAAGTTGCCGTTCTGAGAGAAGCTCATCGAGCCGCCTCCACCGTTTCCGCGCCTTGCGCGGCGCAATGAATGAGGAGTTCGCGGTCCGCCTCGTCCTTGTTCTCGACGGCCAGGATCGCATAGAGCGTGCCGCGCGCGTCGCGCACATAGTCCTGAATGTCGAAGGGGAGCGTCGTGTAGCGGATCGAGAACGTGTGCGAGACGCGTTTGCCGTTGATCTCGACCGCCGCGATTTCGGCAACGCCGCCGCGGGTCTTGACGCTGGCGCGAGTCACGAACTTGCGGGTGAAGTCGTGGCGCGGCTCGGCCGATCCTGGCTTTGCCGACTTGATGGCCCGCGTCACGACCTCGATCGAGAAGGGCCGATAGACGGATATGCCGACGCTTTTCGCCATTAGCCCGCTACCACCGAAAAATATCTGTACGGCGAAAGAAGCGCCTGCGCCGTCGTCGGGATGATGCTCGGTGCCTGCTGATGCTTGAGTGCGTAGACTGACCGCACCGCGCTCTGACCGGCATCATCGGCGCGCGCATGATCCAGTGCCGCGATCGTCTGCATCAGAGCGTTGATGATTTCGTCGGGAAGATCTTTCTTCTCCCATCCCGACTGCACCGTGACGCGGACGGCATCGTAGCGATTGGCGGCCCGTGGCCACGACATGCCTTCCGCCAGATTGACGACACCGCAGCGCTGCGCGGCCTTGCCCCAGACGTAATAGGACGGGTCAAGCGTGAGGATCTCTCCGGTCGCATAGTCCACGTATTCGATTTTCGTTACCGAGCGAAATGGCCGGCAGATCACGCGCATCGAATTGTAGAAACCCGGAAAGTTGCCGACCCACGTCGTTGTCAGCAGCGACATTTTGCAGTGATGCTCGATGGCCTTCTGCGCCTGGATGATGAAGGCTTGCTTTTCCGCGTTGAAGAAATTGTCTTCCTGCGGAATGTTCAGAAAATCCTTCACCGTGTTGAGGTCGATCGCGAACGCGCCCGGCTTTGCCACGATCTCCCATTCGGCGATCGTGGCCTGCGGCAGGGCGATAAGCGGGGCGCGTTCCGGAAAGAACATTAGCGGTTAGCCCTTCGGATTTGGCTTCGTTGCGTACGTGCGCGGCGTGAAGTCCTGCTGCTGAGCAAGAGAATTGCCGTTGAAATTCATCGGCCCGCCGACAACCGAGACCGAATTGCGGCTCGACGCCCCCTGCATTGCGGCGTGGGCATTCATGCCGACCTGCGCCGCATGGCTCGGTGCGGCCTGCACGGGAGTTACTTTTTTCGCCATCGGTGTCGATCCTTTCTGAGGTAGACCTGAAGAGAGTTGGTCGGTGCGCATCACCATGATCATTGCTCCGCCATCACGATGCACCTTCGGCGCGCGCCTGGCGGCCGGCGATGATCGCTCTGAGATTGGTCTCGTTGCGCGTGCCGCGGTTATGATTGCCGTTCCCCTGCTCGCCCTCGTCCTTCGACGCGGCTTGCCGGCGTTCGTAGGTCTGATTGGCGCGCGCGAAATCTTTCTTCTGGCCCGCCGTCATCACGCGCGGCGGCTCGTTGTTGCCGGCCGGGCCCGACGGCACCGATTTCGTTCCGTCGGCGTTGCGCCCCATCGCCCAGTTGAAAAGACCGAGCGAAATGGAATCCGCCGCGCCCCACGCGGCCCCCTCGACGGCGCCGACGACGCCGTCCTTCTGGTATCCCTTGATGCCCTGATAAATTGCCTCACCGCCAGCAGCCACAGCGGTCAGCGGCACGGCCATCTTGCCGAGAACGCTCAGGGCTTTCGGCGCGGCGTGCGCGATGTCCGCCATCGTCGAGCCCGCGACCATCGGAATGGCGGCAATGCCTTTCTGGGCGACGGCCGCGTTGCGCGCCACCGACGCGGACGTGTCGATGCTGCGCTGGCCCGGCGCAAGTTCCGGAAGCGGGGTTGCGGGGTTGCTCGGATTTGAAAGTTGGGCGCCGAAGGCAACATCCCGAAAATTCGGGACGTCCGCGCGCGTCGCGATCTTACCGCGACGATCGGCCGACGTGTTGACACCCCCTGCCATGTTGCCTTTTCCCTCGGCGCCCAATTCCGGTTCAGTCGTTCAGAAGTCGACGTTGGTCGGTGACTTACTTGCCCTTCTTGCCGCCCTTGCCTTTCGGCGCAGGTGCAGGCGCGGCCTTCTTCGTCTCGGCCGGTTTCTGAGCGGCCTTGTTTTCAATGTTCGACGTCTTCAGCATGTCGTCTTCGTCCTCTTCCCCAGTTGCACCCTGTTGGTCGTAGCGGGCACGGATCTCAGCGAAGTATTCCTCGGCCTCGCGCTGCCCCATCGCTTCGCCGAGTTTCTTACGCACGTAAAAGCCCGCATCATTTTCGGCTGCGAACGTGATGATGTGGCCCGGCTCAACGCCGAACCATTGCGCTCGCCCCTGAGACACGAACCATTGCGCGTCGTTGCCGTCGGCGAACGAAACGCATAATCCCGGCATGACGGGGACGGGCTGATTGTCGACGCACCAACTCCCTTCCTCCATCGCCATGACGAGCGCCCGCTCGCCGATCTTGTTGCCATGAGTGTCGACGACGTCGACGGACTTCCACGGTCCGGACGTCATCGCGCGAACGTGAAACATGATGACCCCTCATCAGATTTTGCGTTGGAGAGAAGCGGCGCATCCTTTTTGCCCCAGAGATGCGCCGCTTCCGGTCGTGCGAGACGGATTACGTCTCGATCACCGCGCCGAGCGGATTGACCGGTCCGTGATACGACCAGCCCTTGCGCGCGATGCAGCCGACGAACGTGCCGGTTGCGTGTGTGCCGACAAAGACCGGCGTGCAGCGCGACCACCGCTTCTTGCCGCGGTAACCGACGCTCGGGATGTTGGCGTCCGCCGCCGCTTTCGCCGCGGTGTAGGACTTCACGATGCCGGTTCCACCCGGTGCCGCAGCGCCCGGATCGAGGATCAGCGCATCATCAACTGGCGCAAACCAGTTGGTGTTGTCGTCCGATTCCTCGACCTTCCAGTCGATGCGGTTGTTCGTGGTGAACGTGATGCCACCGGCACCCGTGAACATCTCGAACGTGCAGGCGCCGAAGTCGAGCAGGTCAATCGCAACGGGCGTCGGCGTTGCCGTGACCGTTGCGAAGGCGACCGCGAGGACCGACTGCGCGTTGCTCTTGTCGTCATAATCAGCCATGGTGTGTGTCTCCGATTGATCCGAAAGCCGCTTACTTAATTCTGAGGAGCTTGATGGCTTCGGGGATCACCACGCGGCCGGTGTTGTAGCGACGGAACGTCCATTCCGTGATCGCATCTTTCTTGCGCGTCAGGTCATCGCGGACGACTGAGATGCCCATGAGATCGTAGATCTCGTAGCCACGTCGCAAGTCGCCGAAGATGATACAGACGGAACCCGAACCCGACTGCGCGTCCGCAAGGTCGATGAAGTCCGAGTTATACGGGAAGCCCCAGATCGTTGCGGGCTTGTCGCCGGCAACCGGCGCCCAGATCGGCACGCCGATCGAAGACTTCACGGCCTGCAGCGCGCCAAGCGTGCGACGGTTCATGTGGAACCACGGGTTCTGCCCGCGCTTCAACTTCGAAGCGATATTGATCATATCGCCCCAGTCGAGCTGGGCCGTCGTTCCCGTATCGATCGTCTCGATGCGTGAATCTTTGACGATACCCTGCGGGCCCTTGACGCCCATGCCGTTGACGAAGTTCTTGCCTTCGTTGAGGCCGAAGCTCTCGCCGACGTCCATGGCGATTTCCTGCTCGAGATTGAAAGCAGAAGAAATCATCATGTCGAGGGTGGCCGGGATGGTCACGGTCTGACGATAGAGCGTGACCTGTTCGGAGCCGTAGGTCGACTGGTCGGTCGGCGAGGTTTCGCCTTCGCCTTCGTACGCGGCCGTCGGGATCGTAAGACGGCGCGGGATTTCGATCGTCTTGGACGTGGCGACGCGCGTACGTGCAAACAGGCGCACGGGCGACATTTCGGTGATGTTCTTGCGGATCTCGGTGTCGGTGACAGTCGGCACCAGATAGCCGCCCTGACCATCGGCGTCGGTGCGGAGCGTCTTGTAATCGAAGTGCGGAAGTTCCGCGCTCTTCGTCTTGAGGAAGTTCCAGAAGTCCTTGTATTCCGGAGCTTCGCGCGCGGCCTTCGCATCGTCGACGGCGGCGGCCGCGCCCTTGGCGACGAGCAGTTCCAGCGCTTCGATGCGCTTTTTCGTTTCGGCGTAAGCCTCGTCGTGACCCTTGAACACAAGGATCTGCTTCTCGGCTTCGACGAGTTTGTCTTTGAGTTCGTCGTTGGCCTTCTGAGTGGCGACAAACTTTTCCGTCACCTGCGCATTGAGCTTTTCATGCGCTTCAAGGACGTTGCCGACCTTGGTCTTGACCTCCTGAACGAGAACGTCGTTAGAGGTGGTCTTTTCCGAATATTTTTCGAGTGCTTCCATGACCTGGCGAGCCATTGTCGCCGGGTCATCGGACAGCTTCACGCGCTCATTCATGGGTGCGTTGTCCTGCGGGTTAAGTTGAGATCGCGGTGCCGTTGACGAATTTCGTCAAGGCGGCGAGGAGCGCTTCGCGGTCCTCTTTCGACCCAGCATCCCGCTGGACCGGTTTGCGATCTGCATCCCGCAGACCAATCATGTGCGTCGCAAGTTTGCCGCTGATACCAAGACCTTTCAGACGAACTTCCAGTTCGCCCGGACGAAGGTTCTCGAACTCATCAGATGACAAACGACTAAACGGGGCTTCGAGACCTAGTTTGCTGTAGTACCTGTCAAGAGTGCTCTTGACGGCAGTTTCAGCGGCCTCGGGGAGTTCTATCCCACCACGCGCCCCAACGACGCAAGCAACGCATCGATACAATGCAATCGGATTCGTGGCAATACGTCCCTTTTCGTCGATGTCGCCAATGAGCAACTTCGCATCCCACTCGGCGGGCGACTTGTCTTCGTCGACGTAGAGGAAGCACGAGCGAATTTCGTCGGGCGTGTCGGCGTACTTTTCGACGAGCGACTTGAAGACGGCATCCGCATCCCACGTCTTGACGTTACGATCGATGAAGAGATCTCCGAACGGCAACACGCCCTTGATGTTCTCGACGTTGGCGAGCGGGTTCATCGCCATGTTGACGACGCTGATCTCAAAAAGACGGATCTCTTTCAGCGCGCGCACGCCGTCTTTGCGCTTCTCAGAACGCGTGGCGCGATAGCCGATCGAGTTCGACTTCAGGCCGCGATTTTTCAGCTGCGGGACGATGCGTCCGGCGACGAAGGAGTCCGACTTCGGCAATTCAGCCTTATACCAAAGCCCTTTTCGATCTTCCTTCGCGTCGACGATGGTGCCGATCGGCGCGTCGTCCATCTTGTGATTGAAGAGCAGAAGCGGAAGCCCGTGCTCGCGAAGGCTCTTCGAAAAGGCGCCGGGCTCGATGACGTCATTGCCGAGGTCGACATTGTTGAACACGGCGCCGTAGCCGGTCAGAACGTAGTTGTCGCCATCTTCGCGAACGGCCTTCTCTTCGAGATCGACGAGCGAACTGTGCTCGAAAGACGTCGTCATGGATTTCGTTCCTCTTGTCTGGGGCAAAAAGAGTGCAGTCCGCCGACCGCGGGTGATGACCAACGGGGAAGCCAGCCGGGCGGACGGCGGGCCGTTTCAAATTTTCAGGTGCGTTACGGGACGCGCTGGCGCGCGACGGAATGGTCGATCGAACGCTTCAAAAGTCCGTCGATGTCCTGGTCTCGGAATTTAGGATCAACACTGACGTTCGCGGCTTGGCCGTTGCGGATCTCGGCACGCGCCACGACACGGCCGTCGACGCGCACTTCAATTTTGGTCGGCGATGTCTGCCGGAGCGTCGCGAGCGTCTTGCCGTCTTTCAGCACGACCTTCGCGACCGTGCGGCCGTTGAGCGTCACGACCGACGTCGGATTGAATTTCGGGCCTTCGACGGGACCGCGAAAATTCGGAACGGGATGCTCGGGATTGGCGGGACGCGCGAAGCGGCGTGTCGGCGATGGTGGCGCGGTATAGATCGGCGTGCGCTTGCCGGTATCGTTGTCGATGAAGACGTAGGTCGGGTAGCAGCGGCAGTTGCAGATATTCGCGAGACTGGCGCCGAGCGATGTATCGCCTGGAAACCGCAACAGATCTGGCCCGACGTGAAACGGTTCCGTGACGGACTGTTCCTGTTCGTGCGCGTCATGGTGCCAGGCGCGCTCGTTGCCATCCATGAGGCAGTTCCAGATTTTGACAAGGCGTCCGTTGGCATCCTTCGGCGCAACGACTTCGATCTCACGAGCCTGCTCAAAAACACCGTTGGTGTTGACGTTGGCGATGGTGCCGAGCTTAGCCTTGAACTTCGCCGTGACCTTCGCAACGACACCCTTGAGCTTCGCCCAATAGCCGGCCGTCACGCCTTCGACCTTCGGAGCCGTCTCGATGTCGTCTTTGAATTCGACCGACTTCGCTTCCGGCGCGGCCATGCCGGCGGTCAACTCGTTCTCGAGACTGCGCAGGATGAGCTCAGCTTGATACTTCGCGCGCTTGCGCAGGCTCTCGAGATGAAACAGCGACTTGCACGCATCCTGCAGCGTCGCATCTCTTGGCGGCCGACGGCCTTGCGCCACCATGACGACACGCGCGTAATGGCGCATCAGACGGCTTTCGAGGTCCTTCTGATGCGCGATGCGCTCATGCACCGAGATCGAACCGCGCGCCGATTCCCATGTGCGGATGAAGTTGCGGCCCGCGACAAACAGCGGACGCGCGAGTTCCGCCTCGAGCGCGATCTTCGCGTCGAGGAGTTCATCACGGATTGTACTGCCCATCAGCCGACCTTGATGATGACCCGTGGCGGATTGCGTCGGAAGCGCACGCACATCGCAACAGCCTCGTCGACTGCGGCACGGTAGTCGTGCATCCCGGTTTTGACGAGGTATTCGGCGCAGCGCCGCTCAATGTCGATGTCGGCCACGAGCGTGTGCGTTTTCATCAGCGCAGATCCGCACGCGTGAAGCCGCTGAACGTCCGGCCCTTCGCCGCTTGCGCGGCCGCCTGGACAGTCGGATTGGCCCAGCCTCGGCGTGCTCCGCTCGTTCCCGACGCTGGCGCGTCCGACGAGTCCTTCGCCGGGGCACGGTATGCAGTATTCGCCGCGTTAAACGCGTCGTGCACGGCGACACCGGTATTCACGGCCATGCCGGGAAGCGACATATCCCACGCGCCCTTGGCGGCCGCCTTGATGATGCCGGTCGCGCCTTCGCCGTGGCGATAGGCGGCGATGCCTTCCGACACGGCGCCGAAGCCCATGAGAGCGACAGACGTCGCCGGGATCGCCTTGGCCGCCGTCATACCGGCGCGCATCAGGCCGCCCGTGACTGCAGCGGTGCCGACGGTGAAGCCTGCAAGCGTTACGCCGCCTTTAACGCCTTCCTTAGCCGCTTCCTTGATCTGGCTGCCGGCATCGCGGCCTTCGGCCTTCGCCTTCGACGATGCCACGATCATTGCGGCGCCGATCGCGATCGGCGCAAGCACGCCCGCGACCTTACGGACACCGCGCTTGGCGGGTTTCGCAGCGATTTTATCGGCAGCCGGAGCGCGTTCAGGCTTCGGCGCGTTCATCTTGGCGCGCATGCGATCGGCGACACCGTTCGATGGTTTGGTGAGCGCCTCGGTGCGCAGTTCCGCATCGCCCTTCTGACTGTCGCCGGCACGCATGCGGTTGAGATAACGACGCTCGCGATCCGCGCGGACTTGGTCTCCAATGGACGCCCATTTCTTAGCATCCTCATGCCGCTGCATTTCGGTCTCGCTGAGCATTCCGTGTTTTGCCTTCACGTCTTGCGTCAGTGTTTTGAGAGTTGCCTCGGCGGCATCGCCACGCGGCGTTCCCGGCGTCGTGGTCTGCGACTCCTTAATCGCATTTTGCAGCCGCGCCACATCGGCCATGCGAGCGTGCGCTTCGAGGCGATCGATATCGACTTGGTTCCGCTTGACGAGATCAAGTCCGATGGCCACGCGCTGCTTCGAGGCTCCGGGCGACGTACCCTTGAGCGCTTTGGCGATCTCTGCGTGCGCGCGCGCCGTCTGATTGCGGGCCTCAATCACCTTGATCGGATCGGGAAGGTTCGATGCCTTCGCCGGCGCTTTCGCCCTTGATTTGCGGTTGGTGTTGATCGCCTCCAGGTTCGCGGCGTTCTGCGTTCCGCGCTTTCCCGACGTCACCTTATCGATTGCGGCGCTGACGTCCTTCATGATGCGGTCGCGACCTTCCTGAAACTTGCCCGGAAGGCCCGCCTCTTCGGCCGACGTCAACGCACGAAACGCGCCGACGGTCTGTGCCTTTCGCACCATCGACCGGCCCGTCGTATAGGCCCGCTGCTCGATGGCTTTGATCATCGCCGCTTTCGAGGTCCGCGCGGCGGCCTTCGAACCGACGACCTGCTCGTGAACAGCCTGGATCTCTTGTTTCGAAAGACCCGCGAGGCGCTTCATGGGATCACTAGGCGCAACGCTTTCACTCGCGACCTGGCGCACGATGTTGGCGAACGGTTTGCGTGGCGCTGAGATGCGCTTCACTTCATCGTCGACGCGGCGAACGCGATCAACAATGTCCGTCTGCTGCCGGGATGAAGAGAATAGCCCGTGGTCGGCTGCATCGCCGGTCCGGCCCTTGGCCGCCTTCTTGCGCGATTCCGCTGCGATCTTATCTTTCGTCGTCGCCTTCGGCATCATGTCGCCCTGGCCATCGTCGATTGACATGCGGACTTTGCCGGCGGTGCTTTCAACTTTGCGATGCATGTAGCGCGACGCCCCATAAGCGTTGTCGCGACGATCGACTGAACGGATCGCCGACTTGAGCGTCTTCGCCGTGCCGACGACCTTCTTCGTCTGACGATCAACGATCTCGTAGGCAGCTCCCGATTTGGGCTGTTTCATGTCGTCGCCTTTCGCATTTGCCTTGCGGGCGTTTGCACTCGCGGCACGCGCTTTATCGTCCCAGACGTGATGCTCGCCAGCCGCCTTCGGCTCGATCGAGAACATCGACGTCTGGTTCTGATTGACCATCTGATGCATCTCGGGCGCATCGCCCGTGAGCGCCCGCATGCCGCCGGATTTCAGCGCATCGCCGACAGCCTTGACGAACGAGCGCGCTGCGACTTGCGGCTTCTTGCCTTCCGCCATCTGGAGGGCCGCCGTCTCGAGCATGCTGGAAACCGGCCCGCGGTTCTTTGCGAGCCGTTCTACCAGAGCGGCTGTGGTCCCCGCCTCCGAGGCGCGCGCCGCGTTCGTTTCGTGACTG